ACCGCGTTGCGAGGCAAGCCACCTGGCGTCCATGTCGTACGTCCGCCCTGTCCGGCTCGACACTGCCGGCGGCCACCGGCACGGACACATGCCCGACACGGTGCGGAGCTTGGCGACGGACAGCCGAAGCAGGTCGTCGAGCCAATTCGCCCCCCACGGGTCCATGTGATCACGAACACCGCGTTCGTTACGCCACGCGACCCATCGGCCGTGCTTCGTGCCGACCACGACCACCAGTAGATGCCGACGTCGAGCGCAGCGCACCTCGCAGATCACCGTGCTCCGCACCTGCGGACGGAGCCGGACGGCCTCGAACATCACCGGCAGCAGCTCATGCGCGGGCGGGCGCTCGTCGCCGTTCACCGTTCCTCCTCGGCCCAGCGCTCACCCCACGTGCGGCTGTCACCGAGCCAGCGGGACTCGCCGAGCCGGTGGTGGTCGAAGGTGCGGGTGCCCCGCACGGTGCGCCCCACGCGGATGTCAGCCATGCCCGAGACCACCTCCCGGCGCTGCCCGATCGTGAGCGTGGTCCACATCTGCTCGACGTCAGGGCGGGCCAGCGAGCGCAGCAGCGGCGACACCACCACAACGCGGGCGCGCCGCTCGGCGTCCTCGATCTCGGGCAGCAGCCGGGCCTCGATCCGCGCCAACCCGCCGGGGGTGATCTTCCCCTTCGCCGCCGCGTCGTAGAAGCCCGACATCGAGCGGATCGGCGCGATCATCGACACGGGCAATGGCTACGAGAGCGCGGTCTACTTCGACCTGCCGGGCGTGCGGGAGGTCATCGGCGCTGATCGGTCCGTCTGGCAGGTCGAGTCGTGGGAGCCGCTCACGCTCTCGCCGTCACTGCTCTGCCAGATATGCCAGGACCACGGGTTCATCCGCGCCGGCCAGTGGGTTCCGGCCTGAGTGCTGGTGCAGCCCTACCCCTCAAGCTGCTGCGCGCGGAGCATTCCCGCCTAGTCCAGCCCGCGCGTCCCGTGTCGCGGGGTGGCCTGAGATCCAAGGCGGCGCCGGGTGATCTTTTTCAAAGAGAAGTATCCGACGCCTACGCACCAGACCACCCAGAATCTAGCTTAACCGGAGGTCAACCGAGTTATGGGCAGACGCGGACCGGCGCCAATGCCGACTCAGCTACGCCTGGTGCACGGCGACAACCTGCACCGGGTCAACCGAGACGAGCCGAAGCCGCGCGCGGTGCTGCCAGAGTGCCCAGTTGACGTGAGCCCAGCAGTACGTGACGTCTGGGATTACACGCTAGCTGAGCTAAAGGCCATGAAGGTCATCTCAGCGGCTGACCGTGATGCGCTGCTCTGCTACTGCGAAGCTGTAGTGAAGCACCGCGAGGCGTCGCAGGTGCTGGCGCAGACGAAGATCCTGGTCAAGGGCGCGCTCGGTGGGCTGGTGCGCAATCCGGCCCTGCAGATCCAGCGAGACTCGGCGCAGAGCATCCTCGTGTTCGCGCGGGAGTTCGGTCTGACCCCGTCGGCCAGGTCGCAGATCAGGGTCGCGGAGTCTACTCATGGCTCGGGTGACGATCTCCTCTCCGGGTAAGGCTAGAGTCCCTTCACAGGCTCCTGGCCAACCGCCTCGCAATATCCATGCTTCTGCCGCTGGGAGCCCGGCTGACCCTGACCAGCGCTGGCGTCCTCGCGGGCGCGGGCCGGTGTGCGGGTACACGTTCCGTGACAAGACGTGTGAGAAGTCCGGGCCGCACTACTGCGAGCCGCGAGCCGACAAGCCGGTGGCTTTCTTCGCCGAGCTGCTCGTCCACACCAAGGGCCCGTTCGCCCGACAGCGATTCGTGCTCTCGGCCTGGGAGGAGCACGACGTCATCCGCCCGGTCTTCGGCGAGGTCGTGTGGTCGAGCGAGTGGCAGCGCTATATCCGCCGCTACCGCATCGTCTACATCGTTGTCGCCCGCAAGAACGGCAAGAGCGAGCTGGTCGCGGGAATCGTGCTCTACCTGCTCGTCAGCGATGACGAGGAGGCGGCCGAGGTCTACGGCGCGGCCAAGGACACCAAACAGGCGGGCAAGGTCGCCGAGCCGGCTCACCGTATGGTGCAGCTCTCGCCGCGGCTCAAGGCACGCCTGAAGCGGTTCGTGGCCAGCCGGCGGATCGTGGACGAGAAGACCGCCTCCTACTTCGAGGTGCTCACCTCCGACGCCGAGGGCGAGCTTGGCCACAACCCGCACGGGTTCTACCTGGACGAGGTGATCTCACAGCCGGACGGGAAGCTGTGGACGGCGATGCGCACCGCGGCCGGCGCGCGGGTGCAGCCGCTGTATCTGTGCATGACCACCGAAACGGATGACGGTACGTCCTTCGGCGGCGAGATGATCGACGAAGCCGACCGGATGATCGAGGATCCGAAGCGCGCGCCGCACGTGTTCGCTTTCGTGCGCAAGGCTCCCCGCAACCGGGATGAACTCAAGCGGCTACACCGCCTGTTCCCCGGCCACCCGGACCTGCCGTTCAGTCTGGACTGGGCCGACGAGCGTAACTGGCGCTGGCCGAACCCGGCGCTGGATGATTTCCTGTCCCGCTCTGCCCTGCGGGATGAGGCGCTCGAGGCCGCCAACGAGCCGGCCAAGCTCAACGCGTTCCTGCAGTTCCGACTCAACCAGCGCGTCCAGCAGACGACCCGCTACATTCCGCTGGATCTCTGGGATGACAACGCCGGTCCGCGCTGGCTCAACCCGACGTGGCGGGACAAGCAGCTTCACGGCAAGCGGTGCTGGGGCGGACTTGACCTGTCCAGCCGCCTGGACCTGACCGCGTGGTGCCTGCTGTTCGATGACGGCACCTGCCGTTGGCGCTACTGGTGCCCGGAGTCGGTCGCGCCGAAGCTCAACGACGCAACCGGCGGACAGTTCGGCCAGTGGGTCAAGGCCGGCTGGGTCACTCTCACCGACGGCGACGCCATCGACTACGAGCGCGTCTATCAGGACATCGAAGCCGACCACGAGCAGTTCTCGATCATCAACGCCACGTATGACAAGTGGTCCGGCGAGCCGGTACGACAGGAGATTGAGACCCGCACTGGGCTGGAGATGTTCGAGTCGGACACCACTTACACGCGGATGACCGTGCCGATGAAAGAGCTGATGCGGCTGCTGCACGAGAACGAGCTGTGCACTGGCGGTAACCCGGTCTCGCGGTGGATGGCCGACTGCGTGCAGGCCAAGACGCCGGTGGATGACCCGGAGCGGATCCGGCCGGTAAAGCCCAAGCGGGATACCGACAAGCGCATCGACGGTATCCCGGCGCTGCTGTTCGCGATCGACGGCCGGCTCGGCTCATATGGCGATAACTACGACCTGATGGAGAGCGTGCGGTGAGGATGCCAGGGTTCGTCCGAGACCTCGCCGGCGGATTCGCGTCCCGCCGTGAGCCGGCTCCGTTCGTCCGCAGCAGTGACGGCACGTGGATGCGGCGCACCGATGACTATCTGCAGCGCAGCCAGAAGGCTAGTTTCGAGAAGCGCGCCATCACCGGGCTGCCGTGGGACGTCGGCGACTCCCGCTTCTCGCCGGTGCTTAGCGGCATGGAGACGGCGACTCGTCTCGGCAGCGTGTTCGCGGCCGCGCGACTGCTCTCGACCTCGATCTCCTCGCTACCCCTGCACACCTATCGCAAGACGGGTCGAGTGCGTGAGCTGGTGACCAGCCCGCCGCTGTTCACCAAGCCGAGCAACCACGGTACGCTGCGAGACTGGCTATTCCGGTGCATGACCTCGCTCGTGCTCAGCGGCAACGCGTACGGCTTGGTCACAGTCCGGGACGGGCACGGCCTCCCCGAGCGGGTCGAGTGGCTGCACCCGAACGACGTCACGGTCGAGGACCGCCAACTGAGCGGGCCGGGCTCCTACATGGAGCCGATCTGGCGCTGGGCAGGCCGGATCGTGCCGAGCCGGGACATCATCCACATCCCGTGGTTCACCGTGCCGTGGCGGATCAAGGGCCTGTCGCCGATCGAGGCGTTCGCGCAGACCTGGTACTCGGCCATGTCGGCGCAGGAGTACATCGGCGACTGGTTCGCGGCCGGCGGCATCCCGCCGGGGAAGTTCAAGAACTCATCCCGCATGGTCCCGCAGGAGGAGTCCAACAAGATCAAGGCCATCCTGATGGCCTCGATCCGCTCGCACGAGCCGCTGGTCTACGGCAAGGACTGGGACTTCGAGCCGTTCATGATCCCGCCACGCGACGCGATGTTCGTCGAGCTGCTCAAGCTCACTGCCACAGACATTGCCGCCATCTACGGGATCCCGGCCGAGAAGATCGGCGGGCAGACCGCCGGTAACCTCACCTACCAGACGGTCGAGTTGCAGAGCATCGACTATCTGCAGTTCACCCTCCTGGGCTGGGTGACCCTGTTGGAGAGCCACTTCTTCGAGCTACTGCCTCGTCCGCGCTATGTGAAGTTCAATGTGGACAGCTTGGTCCGGCCGGATACGAAGACCCGCCATGAGGTGTACGAGATCGACCGGCGGATCGGCCTGCGCTCGATCGACGAGCTGCGCGAGATGGAGGACGAGCTGCCGCTGCCCGACGGGCAGGGCTCAAGCTACGTCCCACTAGCGGCCGTGGTCAGCGCAGCCAACGCACCGGCGGCGCCTCCGGTAACGCGAGCCGACCAGCTCGTCCTGCCGTTTGAGGTCGAGCCGGTGCTCAACGGCAAGAAGTGACCGATGCCCTGGCACGTTCAGAAGTCGAGCGGGTGCCCGAGCAGCAAACCATGGGCAGTGATCAAGGACAGCACCGGCGAGGTCGTCGGCTGCCACACGAGCGAGGGCGGCGCCAACAAGCAGCTCGCTGCCTTGTACGCCAGCGAGAACACGAAGGGACGTCAAGACATGGGGACAGCGCTGCTGGAGCGGCGACTCACGCCGCTGAAGGTCGAGCTGCGCGGCACCGCCGAGCAGCCGAAGATCGGCGGGTACGCGTCGGTGTTCAACAAGCCCTCGCGTAACCTCGGTGGATTCGTTGAGGTCGTCAGCCCGAGCTTCTTCAACAAGAGTCGAGGCGATGGCTGGCCCGGGGTCCTCGCTAGGTGGAATCATGAGGACTCGCTCTTGATCGCGACGTCCGACGCGGGCACACTGCGCCTGCAGGTCGATGACGTCGGCCTGGACTACGAGGCTGACCCACCCAAGTCACGTGCTGACCTCGTCGAGCTGGTGACGCGTGGCGATATCCGCAAGTCATCCTTCGCGTTCCGGGTATTCGTCGACGGGGACGAGTGGAGCGTCAATGACCAGGGCTACCCGCTGCGGACCCTGCTCTCCGGGCAGCTGGTCGACGTGGCCCCGGTGAACTCCCCCGCCTACACCGACACGAGCGCTGGTCTGCGCTCGCTGGCACCGGAGGTCGCCACCGACATGCGCAAGCTCGGCTTCGGTATCGAGGGCGCGCTGGCAAGCCTGGCCGCCAAGATGGAGGCCGAACTCGACGAGGTGCGCAAGCTCGCTGAGGACCAGGACGGGCTCAAGACATTCTTCGTCCGCACCGACACGGCGACCAAGGCACCAGTCAAGGCCAAGCCCCGGTTGCTCGGCGCGGCCGCGATGGTCGACCTGCTGGCGCGTCGTGAGGACCC